GCAATCTGCCGCAAACTGCCTGGCTGTCCAAAACGCAAACGACCTTTGAGCCGTCGCGCAATCTTGTCCGTTGACTCACCAGTTAACAGGCCATTGCGCACCGTCTTGGCGAACAGATCGGCCTGTGATTCGGCCAAGCCTCTAAACGACTTCTCCAGCACCTTGCCATTCGGCAGCGTTACGGTCGTGCCCTGAGCAGCTGTCAGGCTGAACGTCTGAGGTGCGCCGGTAACAGCAGCCTGCAGGTCATCGCTAAGTGACACCACATTGATTTCGGTCGGGTCAATGGTTGCGACGGACTGCGCAAACTGCGGACTGATCTGAATGCTGCGAATCTGCTCTCGCAGCTCAACAGGCAAGGCCCGGCGCAGCTCATTAGTCACAAACTCGCTTTGAAGTTCCGCTAATCCTTGGAGATCTTCGACAACTGCAAGCGTGCTTGTCCCTGCCCAGCCGTCTAGCGATTCTTTCAACTGACGCAAAATTGCAGACAAACGAGCTGACCTTGCTGATGCTGCCGTGGTGCTGCCTCTTCTCAAGCGAGGCTCAAGGCCTTCAGTCGGGGCGATCTCCTCAAGCTCACGCAACTGCGCGACAGCATCAAGAATCAGATCGTTGTATGTAACAGCAATCCGCTTGGCAACGCCGTTGCTAAATCGATTGAGATCGATGGCATTGCGGTACAGCTCCGATGGCGTGCTCATGAGTCATAAATGCCCAGATATTGCGGGTCATCAATACAGGCCACCGACACGTCACAGCCAGCACGCAGCGCGTTGCCGACAAGATCAGAAAACTCAGCAATGACATCTTGGTCATATAAGCCGATTGATGTTTCCGACACGCCGGAGATCTTGCCGTGTAAATACCAAGTGATACGAATGACCGCGTAAGTCTGCTCTGTCAGCTCTTGCTTTGAGAAGAACAGCAGCCGGTTGATCGGCTCTTCCGGCTTGCGCTTGCGCAGATTATCCAGCCAACTCATCTTCTGCCTCCGGCTCTGCTTCTGGCATTGTGGCCTCTGTTTCAGGGGCAGGCTCGGGCTCAGGCTGCTCCATCTCGATCAAGCCGCCGGTCTGCGTGGCCTCGATCTCCTCTTCTACGTCGAACTCATCGCCCAGCACCTCACCAGCAGACAGCTGGTTGAGCAGTGTTTCCTGTGTGATGGTGCCTGCGGTGTAGAGCTGGAGCAGTGACTGTATCTCTTGCGGCTCAAGTCGAGTGGCGAGGAAGTCGCGGTTGATAAAACTGCTGCCAGCTTGCGCCTGCTGCATGTATTGAGCATGAAAGCCCAAGCAGTTATCGATCAGGTCTTGCATCTGCTGAGCAATCACCATCATGGTGCTGTCGCCTTGGCTGCGATCGATGCGCTTGGCCTCTGCTGTCTCTGCGCTGAGCTTTTGACCCAGCACAGCGGCCAGGCCTAGCTCGTTGATCTGACTAGCGATTTGGTCAAGACGCTTGAACTGCGCGTCATAGCTGTTGCCAGAGGGTTCTATATATTCGCTCCTCGCACTTTCAGGAAGGGCCAAAGCTTCTCCAGGGCCTGCGCTGATCTCTTCTGCTGACTGCGGGAACCCATAGATGGCCAGCATCGGCACGGCGCTGATGTGCAGCTGGTTGTCAAGGTCAGATTGCACCTGATAGGCCTTCAGGTTCAGCTCAGCAATGTCTGCCAGTGGTGGCCGTGACTCAAGAACACCGACGCGGTTGGAGTAGGCAACAGCGAACGGAATCTCGCTAAGGCTGGTGCTGCCCTCATCAATCAGCACAAAGTCGCCTTTCTTGTCCTTCTGGTGAATCTCAAAAGCGCCAGGTGTTAACACCCGTACCTGCTGCACCTGTTTCTCGCCGTAGAGGCCATCGGGCACGGTGATCGACTCCATCAGCCGCAGCTGGGTTAGCTGTTGCTTGCCGTCTTTGATTTCAGACCGCCATCCCAAAATGTCGCGGGGCGTCACCGACACCCAGTAAGGCCTGCCGTTGTCGCCTGCTTTTGGCGCATCAACAAGAACACCGACGTGGCCGTAGCGGATGCACTTGCGGGCCGTTTCGTAGGTCCAGACGTTTAGATCATTGCCCTGCAGGTCAACATCAAAAAGCTGCTCAGTGACAACATCACTAACGTCTTCAAGCCGCACAGGCTTGCGGGTCAACATGCCCGCCAACATCCGTTCAAGCCTGACGTAATAAGGAGCAAGCGTTGAACGCATGAGCCTGTTGTCATAGGCCTCATCTAGCTCTCTAACTTCCTGCGGCAGATATTTTCGATGCCCTTTTCTGATTCCGTAAGTGCCCTGTAAAAGTGCTTCAATCAACAGCCAATGCGGCTCCATGTTGACGTAAGCCGTGTTCGGGCTTTCCACCGTCGTGACGTTGCCAACACGTGTGCGACCAGAAAAGCCTGAATACACAGCTAAATCCCACCCATGCGATCAGTTTAGTAAAGCCTGATTCCAGTACCACGACCAGCGCGGGCGTTGAATGGGCTGAACTCTCTAACGACTAAATAGCCAAAAGCATCGTTGAGGTGGTCATATCCGGCTTCTTTGTCTGGCTCGCCCTTGCTGTTCCACGATTGCAGCTCAAGGCATTCGATCAATCGTTTGCACTTGTGAGAGATCTGGACTCTCACCTGGCCTTTGGAATTTTCCAGCAGGCCCTGAACAGCAAGAACCCGATCACGGACGGCAGGATTTGAGCGCGGCGATTGATTGCTGAACCCGTAGGACTCCAAGATCTGAATGTCCGTTCGTGAGGCATTCGTGCTTCTGTTGCCGCCTGATGCGTCAGGGTAGACATAGATGCGACGGTCGGGAAATCGTCTTTGTATTTCTTGTGCCAAGGCGTCGGTGTCATGCGCACCGCTAATCTCGTCGATCAGGAGAAGCTGGTTTCCGAGACGGCAGCCGATCACCGCGTTGGTGTTTGTCACGTTGAAGTCGATCCCGATTCTTAGGGGCTCGTTATCGACGTTTGGAAGTTCTGTGATGACGTGCTTGGCGCGGTCGAAGCGGTCATAAACCTGACCAGTATTCAGGTTTACAAAAACGCCGTCTAAATAAGCTTTGATCAACTGCTCTGGGTAGTTCTCCAGGAGCGAGTCAATAAACCCTTCAGGAAGGTAAGGGTTATCTGATGTTTTAGCGCGAATCAGCGCGGTGTCATCGCTGGCGTTCTTCTCGAACGTCTCATAAGCCCAGCCAAAGCCTTCAGGTGTGGTCGCCGCATAGAACTGCTGCACGTTGCCATCGCGTAAGCGGGCCAGGGCCATGCGCATGGCTTGGGTCGCCACGTTCTTGTTGGCGGTGTCTGCTTCGTCGAAACCGACTGCACAAAGGTTCTGACCACGGATGCGGTTAGCTGTCTCCATCGTGCGCAGAAGGATGGTGTGGCTGCCTTCTGCAAAATGCAGGGTGTATTCCGGCAACGGACTTACACGGAAGTCAAACGGAATCTCCCATTTCTGAAGCAGATCATCCATCGAACGCTGCAATATATCCCTAAGCATCGGCGCAATGGGTTCAAACAAGGCTGAAACATGGCCCACATTCATGGCAGCCATATGCACAGATTTGCAAATTAGGCCATAGGTTTTCCCTGCCCCAAAGCCGCAGACCAGGCCGAGTTTGCGGTGCTCTGTGTCTTCGCAAAAGGCGACTTGATGCGGCAGCATCCCTTGCTGAACGCGGGCTAGGGCTTCAGCTGCTGTGGGCTTCTCGAAGCCTTGGATGTCATCAACAAAACCCAGCAGGGGTTCGTTGCTGGTGATGCCTGAGAGCAGCGGCATCAGATGTCAAAGCGCAGCAGCTTGGCCTGGGTCTCTAGCGCCTTGATTGCGGTCTGCAGATTGTCGTCACGGCCTGCGCGTTTTTCGTATTGCACAAGACGAGAAATCGCAGCGGCTAACCATTCGGGCCGTTCAATCTCTGAGTCTTTAGCAATGAGCTGTCTTGCGCGTGCCAAGTATTCATCAGCTTGGCGAGGTTGCACGCCCCACTCTTTCGCGGCGTATTGCACGATTTCAAAGCGCGAATGTGACTGCAACAACAACTTGTAAACAGTGTTTACGCGCTCTTCAATTTCTACGTTGGTTGACTTCTTTGCCATGCCCTGAAGTTAACAGGGGTTTGGGGCAAGGCTAGCTCAGGGCCGATGGACTTTGCGCCAGTATTCCTGAAGCTGCAAAATCTTTGGCTCGACAAGGTGCATCGAGCTAACGGTCCCGACAAATTCCCCCACTTGGATCCGAACACAGCCATCGTTTTCCAGGGTGCGGATTTTGGCTGCGGGCATAGGCCGCTCTGAGCCGTCTTTCATATTCGAGCCAGGCGTTGAGGTCATTCTGTCTCTGAAGAGCGCGGAGGGATTCTTGGTCCATGGTTTTGGGTTTTGGTGTCGGGGGATGGATCGGACCTCAACCCGCCCTGCTTTCCCCGCGCAGCTCAGCGGGTGTTGTATGGCTTTCAGCCTGAGCGGGGGACAGCTCAGGCATCAGGCTCCCCGACGGTGATCAATTTGGCTTGATGAAGGTCAAGAGGCAACGGTCGTCAGTGAACATTTGGTTGTCGGCTTCTGCGTATTTGTAGCCGCAGAAGCTGGCGTGTTTACAGAGTGAGGTGAGCTGCTCCTGGGTGGTGTTGGGGTAGATCAGGATGCTGGAGGACTCACCACCGTTCCAGTCGGGTGACTCTGAGATGGTGTCGCACCAAGGCAGGAGCGGGGCGTAGGGGTTGTCGGTCATGGCGATTAGCCGAATCCGTTGGCTGATGGTTTTTGAGTTGAGCGATTCTTGGGGTTGCGGATGCGGTTGGCAAGACGACGCCTAGCCCGTCCGCTGTCATCCCTCAGTTTTTGTATCTCTGCCTCAACCTGGCCAGGGTTGAGGTGTGCGGTTTCCATGGCCATCAGTTGACTGGCTCCACGGTGTAGGTGAAGCCAGCTTCAGTGGCGGCGTTCTTGAGGCTCTGCAGCTCTTCGTCGTCATAGGCCGGGTCGGCCCACTGCAGTTCGTTGTTGAGGAAGGCTTGGATCTCCCACTTGGGCTGGATGTCACGGTTCAGGACCATGAGACTGTCGCGAGCTTCGAGTTCAGTTTGGTGACGCTCGAAGGACTCGAACAGATTGAGCCAGGTGTTGTGATTGTCCATGGTTGAGGTGGTGGGTGGTGGCCCTGTCTCCAGGGCCATGGGTGTGATCAGAAATTTGTTTTCCACAGGTCGCTTTTCTTCAGGGCTGCCAAGTTGCAAGTGCCCATGAACCAGTTGACAACCTTTGAACGGCAGCCCGGCTCATCAGACCAGCCTTCAATCATGAGCACTCCGTTGTTTTCAGGGATGTATTCCCAGGTCTGCCACTTACCTGTGTCAGCAATGGCTTTAAGGATCTTGCCTGCTTTGAGCTGTTCGGAAGGGGATTGGACGGTCATTTGTTTGAGGTGTTGAGTGTGGGAAGCGTCCCCGCCTCCCGATGTCATAAGTATGGCATACCACCAGCGAAAGCGCAAGGCATGAAAAAGGGGCCTTGCGGCCCCAACGGTCATTCAAGATCAGCCAACGAGTTCTGAAGGTCAATGTTCAAGTCGCTGATGTAGTCAGCGAAGTGGTCATACAGCCCTTCAAACGTGTCAGCCTCCTCGGTCGTCATCAGTGCTTCCAGCGCGGCTCTGATTTGCAGAGCGCGTGCAAGGCGTTCCTGTGCGGTCATTGTTCAGCTGTCGAGGCGCAGG